GTCATAGAAGGTGTAGCAGAACAAAAAACTAAAAATAGTAAAAACTTTATTTACAATGTTAATAAAGATTTTATTTACCCTAGAAGAGAACTGGACGATGTCATGCGTAAATATAGAAGAAAAGAATTTTTTTCTAATGGTTACGAACCAGCTGAAGCTAGAGCTATGAGAGATGCAAAAGGTAGAATTGTGTATGATGAAAGGGGTAATATTAAAAGTGAACCTAGTTTCTTAGATAAAGTTGTACCAAAAATTAAAAACTTAGTTGTGCCAGGAAGTCCATTTAGTCAAGCACCTTCTCAAACACCTTTACCAGAAACACCAGGTGTAGAGGCAAAACAATTTGTATCTAACACAAACGTTTCACCAACAGGATTAAGTGCAAGTGACAATGCTTATTTAACTAACGAAGAAAAAACAATGAGACTTAAAAACAGAGGAGTAGTGTAGTGTTGAATAATGCTTTACAAAAAATAGAATCACATGAGAAGCTATGCAGAATTATGCAGAAGCAAACTCGTGATAAGATGTATCAATTAGAGAATCAAATTACTAGAGTAGAAAGAATATTACTGGTGTCAATGGGTGCAATTATTACAGGTATGGGTGGAGTTATAATAGTGTTACTTGAAAAACTGTAGCCGCCATACGTTAGTCCTACATTTTATTGGATTAAATCCAGTCTTTTAACTCTTCATTCATTACTTGTGAAGCAATATCTACTTTTTTACGTAAAGCTTTAACAATTTTTTCATCAACTGTGTTTTCAGCAATAATATCTACGTAAGTCATTGAGTTTTTCTGACCTATTCGATCTATTCTAGCTTCGGATTGAAGTCTTTTTTCTAAGTCATAACCATTAGAGTAGTAAATCATTGTAGATGCACCAGTAAGTGTAATTCCATACCCACCTGTCTGTGGTGTACCTACTAAAAATCTAATTTTACTTTCAGGGTTTTGTATTTCTTTAATTGCTTTTTGTCTATCTTCTGTAGTTGTGTCACCAAAGTAAGTCATTACAGAACCAGGGTATTCTTCTTCAATTGCTTTTACAATTGTAGCTATATCATGACGATAGTGAGCCCAGATAACAGCTTTACCTTCAATTTCTTCTAATACATTCATCAACTCACTTGTACGATTGTTTTTAATTTCTTGTACTTTGCCGTCATCAGAAACAAAATGACCACATGTAATCTGTTGCATTCTCATAAGCTGCACAATAACATTTACTGTAGTTGTTAATTTACCATTTAACTCAGCAAGAGCTAGTTTTTTCATTTGTTTGTAAACTTTGTCTTGTTCTGGTGTAAGCTGAATAATTCTTTTCATAAAAGTTTTAGGGGGTAGATCTAAACAATCGTCTTTTAATACACGATAAGAAAATTCTGTTATCTTATTAGATAATTCAGGTAAATTTTTGTAACCTTTTATTATCTGTACTGAACGACCACCAAAATGCGCTGTCTTCATTTCTGCATATCTATTACGAAAAGCATAATAAGAACTAAAGTCTAATAAAAAAGGATCTAAGAAATAACACTGTGTAAACAGATCAAGAGGAGATTTAGTAACAGGTGATCCTGTCAAAATTCTTCTGTACTTAGAATGGCTAGATAAACTTAATATATTTTTAGTTCTTTTTGCAGAAGGGTTTTTAATAGAAGTAGATTCATCAATAGCTGTCAATGTTTCGTGGCAACGTAAAAACTTTAAGGCAAAATCAAGGCCTTTTTTTGTTGAAAATGCTTCTACATTCATTATTAAAATATGTAGTTCTTCACCTGTTTCAAACAAAGTGTTTAATTTTTTTTCTTGTGTTTTATTAATCATAGCCTGCCATAGAACCATTTTTTTATCTATGTGGTCTACTAAATGTGTAGGTATTTCAGAGTCCTGCCAATTTTTATAAACACCTTTAGGTGCTATAATTAATGCTCCATTAATTTTACCTTTATCATAAAGCATAGCTATATTGTCTATTAATACTTTTGATTTACCTGTACCCATCTCCATAAAATAAGCATATGCTTTTTTATTACATGATTTTTCTAATGCTTCTATTTGATGAGCATAAGGTTTAGTTTTAAATTTATAATCCATATTATTTCTTCTTTCTGGTTGACACCATATATAAAATAAAGTAAAAGTCAAGCATGAAAGTAAATGAAGACATAATAAAATCAGATGATCCTATAGTTTATTTATTACAAGAAGTACCTGGTACTAAAATTGGTAGACCAAAATACAATATTATTGGTGCACAAAAGTTTGGTGAAATAAAAGTTCTTTTAAGTGAGGACACACAAATAATTAGAAGTCCAGGACCAGTAATTTATAGAATAAGAAGATTGTTAAAAAATTTTTCAGATAAGGATTATTTATTGTTATCTGGAGATCCAAAAGTTATTGCTTTAGCAACAGCCATAGCTTGCGAAATAAACAATGGAAAGTACAAAACATTAACTTGGGACAGACAAGAAAAAATGTATTACTCAACTCCATTTAACATACATGAAAGAGGAGAAATAAATGAATGAGGAAAAACTACAAAAGATGTTTATTGAGGATGCACCTCAAGACGTAAATAATTTAACTGGTGTAGAAAGTTTATCTGACCTAGTTATACAACTACAAAAACTAGAAGATGACATCTTAAAAGATGAGGAACATCTAAAGTTAAAAAAACAAAAAGCAGACAAAATTTCACAGATAGCTATTCCAGAAATAATGGAAGCATTAAAAATGAAAACTATGAAATTAGCAGATGGTTCTGCAATAGAAATTAAAGAGATATATAGCGCAAGTATTCCTGTAGCAAATAAGGAAGGCGCTTTTAACTGGCTTCGAGACAACGACTTAGGTGATCTTATTAAAAATGAGATCACAGTTTCCTTTGGTCGTGGCGAAGATAACAAGGCGAGCGGTTACGCAGACCTTGCAAAAGGTCATGGGTTTGAACCAACTCAAAGGTTGAAAGTAGAACCTATGACACTTAAAGCATTGTTTAGAGAGCGTTCTGAGAGTAATCAGGAACTGCCTTCTGAACATTTTAACCTGTTTAAGGGAAACAAAACAAAAATAACAAGGAGCAAATAACATGAGTCAAGAAACAAGTGACGTAACAGTAAAAAAAACAAATGCAGTAGCAACCTTAGACTTTGTTGCAGATTCAGGAATGGGTTTGGAAAACATAGATAAGAGTGATCTTGCATTACCTTTTCTGAAACTACTACAAAGTGGTTCAGATGAAACAAAAAAGAAACATGCTAAGTATGTAGAAGGCGCAGAAGCCGGCATGTTTTATAATACAGTTACAAAAAAACTGTACAATGGAGAAAAGGGAATTGAAGTAATTCCTGTCTTCTATAAAATGACGTACCCAGAATGGGCACCTTTTGAGAGAAAAGAAGGTAGACCTATTTCTAACGATAGGGGTCCTAGCATTATGGCCAATACAACCCAAAATGATAGAAACAAAGATATGTTGGACAATGGTAATGAAATCATTAAGACAGCAAATCATTTTGTTATAATCAATGGGGATAGACCAGAAAAAGCTCTGATGACAATGAAATCTACTCAGTTAAAGGAAAGTAGAAATTGGAATTCATTAATGGAAAATGAATTTGAATCAGCACCTTCTGGTAAATCTGTACCGGCACCTATATTTTCAAGAGTTTATAAGTTAAATTCTGTAGAAAATTCAGGAAGCTTTACTTGGCATGGATATAAAGTGTCTATGTTAAAAAAAGTAGATGATGCAGGTCTATATCAAATGGCTCGTGATTTTCACAACTCTTTAAAGAACGCTCAGACAAAAACTGCAGCTGCTTCCACTGAGGAAAATAAATCAAACTACTAGTTTCTCGTAAGAGAAAAATGGGCGGTCTAGGGAGACTGAAGCCGCCCATAATTTAGACAAAGTTTTTGTTTAAGGGATCATTATGGTAAATGAATTTATAAAATTGTTTTCTGGTTATGCGGGAGACTTTGGTATCGCTGATATGTCATCAGCAAAATTAGATGCTGAAAAAAATAAACTAAAACCAGACTACGAATGGTCTGGAAGACCTATCACTACTATAGATTATGAGAATCATATTAAAGGTAATATATCTATAGGTATACAACCATGCAGATTAGATAAGACAGCACAATTTGGTTGCATTGATGTAGACCCTAAAAATTACGCAAATTTTAAAATAGAAAAATACCTGGCATTATTTGCACAGTACAATCTACCTTTAGTTCCTCTTATGTCTAAAAGTGGAGGACTTCATTGTTATCTATTTTTAAAGGAACCTATTCCTGCTTCTGATTTAATAGAAGCATTAAAATCTTTTCTGCTTCCTCTGGGTTTAAAACCCACCACAGAAATTTTTCCAAAACAGAAAGAATTAAAGGAAGATGACAAAGGAAACATAAAACCAGGAAATTTTATTAACTTACCTTATTACAATAATGGTCAAACACATAGGTATGCAGTAGACAAAGACAACAAAAAATTATCATTAGAACAATTTATAAAATACGTAGAAGAACTTAAAACTGACAGCAGCACCTTAGACTCCCTAGTAGATCAAACACATAAAAATATTTTAGTAGGTTCAGATCCAGAATTTAATGATGGTCCTCCTTGTTTAGCTTTGTGTTCAAAATCTAAACTAGATGATGGCAGAGATAGATTTATGTATAACTACATGGTCTTTGCTAAAAAGAAATATAAAGATAAATGGACAGACCAATTAATGTTTGCCAATACTAAGTATTTAGAAACACCTTGGGACAAAGCCAAGTTAGATCAAAAGATTAAAGCGTGGGATAAGGAAACAGCCGGTCATACTTGTTATGAAGATCCTATTCAAGATAAGTGTATGAGAAGTTTATGTTACTCTAGAGTTTTTGGAGTTAAGTCAGATAACATAAATGCTTTTCCAGACATAACAGACTATCAAATAATAAAGTATGAGAGACCAGAATATAGATTTAATGTTGTTATGCCAAATGACGACAAAATAGAAGTAGTAATACCTGATGTAGATATAATGACAAATCAAAAAAAGGTTTTAGATCTTATATGGGAGCAGACAGGAATATATTTTGAACCTTTAAAACCAAAAGATTATAGAGTTAAATTAACAGATTGGAGAAAAGATTGTCAAAACATTAAACCACCTGAAGGAACAAGTACAGATGATATATTGGGTAACGAGTTATATAATTATTGTGTTAATGGACCACAAGCTAGAGAAAGAATACAGATAAGACTAGGCTCATGTCTTACAGAAGATGGTCACCATTACTTTAAGTATCAATCTTTTATTTCTCATTTAGGTAATGATTGGAAAATATCTAAAGAAAAAATAGGACACAAACTAAAAGTAAAATTTAATGTTGAGTTTAATTATTCTTTGAAGATAGAAAACAAAGTAGAGAAGGTATGTAAACTAAAACAATTACATGTAGATAAAATAGAATACAAACCTGTAGAGCGAAAGGATTCTAATTACTAATGAGGTATAAAGTAATAGGTCCTCCAGGTACAGGGAAGACTAAGACATTGTTAGATGAAGTAGATAAATATTTAAAGAAAGGTGTTCCTTTAAATCGTATAGGCTATTTTGCATTTACAAGAAACGCAGCCAATGAAGCAAGAGATAGGTTTTTAAAAAAGAATGAAGACTTGACTAAGAAAGATACATTGTATTTTAAAACATTACACTCTTTAGCTTTTCATAATTTAGGATTAAACCAAGATAATGTGATGAATGAATTACATTACAAAGCTATTGGTGAAACATGTGGCATACAAATTAAATATGCAGCATATGAGAGCAACGCATGGAATGGAATATTTAGTTCCAACAGTGAGTATTTAAATTTAATAAATTTAGCCAGAGTAAAAAGAATAGATACACTACATCAGTTTGATTTAAACGAGCATTTAAGTAATGTTGAAAGAGATAAGTTAGATGCAATAGATAAAGAAATAAATAGTTATAAAAAAATTTATAACCTAATAGATTTTACAGACATGTTAGATAAATTCTTAAAAAAGGGCACTGTTAAAGGTAAATTAGACGTTATTTTTGTAGATGAAGCACAAGATTTATCAAAAATACAGTGGGATATGTTAGAAAAAATTGAAAAAGAAAACGATGCAGATGTATGGATTGCAGGTGATGACGATCAAGCTATTTTTGGTTGGGCCGGAGCTTCTGTCATGTCTTTTATAGATTGGAAAGCTAAGGAGATACCCTTAACACAATCAGAAAGAGTACCTAGTGCAATACAAAAAGCTGCTCTGTCTATTGTAGATAGAATAGAAGAATACAGATTAGATAAAAAATATTATCCTAAAAAAGAAAAAGGACAAATACTTGAGGTAATAAAAATATCTGACATAGATATGTCTAAAGGAAGTTGGTTGATATTAGCTAGAACAAATACTCTATTAAAAGAAATTCCTAAAATGTTAAAACAAAAAGGTTTGTTTTTTAAAACTTCTGATGGCAAAAATAGTATAGGTAAAAATTTATACGAAGACATTGAGTATTGGAACAAGATGAGAGAAGGAAAAAAAATACCAGAGATAATTGAACAAAGAATACTAGAGAGAATTAAGGGAAGTAAACCAGATCTTAAATTAGAATGGCATAAAGCATTTACTAATGAAACATTGTCTAAGATAGATTATCTAAGGGTTTTACTTTCTAACAAAGAAAAAATACACAAAACTCCTAGAATAACTGTTTCAACAATACATAGTGCAAAAGGTGGGGAGGCAACAAATGTTGTTTTATTTTTAAATGAAACAACCAACACAATAAAAGCAGCAAGCAAATCAAGATCTAAAAGAGATGAAGAATTTAGAGTTTGGTATGTAGCTGTAACAAGATCAATGAAAAATTTATTCTTAATAAAAAATAATAACAAAAGGAAGGAATTTACAATATGAAAGCTTACAAAAAACAAATTGGTGGATCTCATTACAAAGACATGGTTATGCAGCCAAGTGAGTTTATAAATAAGAACCGTTTGCCTTTTGCAGAAGGATCGGCTATAAAATACATATGCAGACATGCAGCGAAAGGGAAAGAACAAGACATCGATAAGGCAATACATTATTTAGAAATGATAAAAGAGAGAGACTACAAATGATATTTAAAGCTCAAACAGAATGGGTTAAACCCACAGAATTTCCAGACTTACGTTACGCTGACGAAATTGCAATTGACTTAGAAACATATGACCCTGACTTAAAAACAAAAGGTTCTGGTGCTGTTGTTGGTAGAGGTAAAGTTGTAGGTATAGCAATAGCTACAGATGGTTACTCAGGATATTTTCCCTTTGATCATGAAGGTGGTGGTAACTTAGATAAAAAATTAGTTATGAAATGGTTTAAAGATGTTTGTGAATGTCCAGCAAATAAAATATTTCACAATGCAATGTACGATGTATGTTGGATTAGAGCAATGGGTTTTAAAATAAACGGTAGAATTCTTGATACTATGATTGCAGCATCATTAGTTAATGAGAACAGATATAGATTTGATCTAAATAGTTTAGGTTGGGATTACGTTGGTCAAGGTAAGAACGAATCAGAATTAGTTAACGCTGCTAAAGAATGGGGTCTAGATCCTAAAGCAGATATGTGGAAACTACCTGCACTATATGTAGGAAATTATGCACAACGAGATGCAGAAGTAACTTTAGCTTTGTGGAAAGTTATGCAAAAAGAAATAACTACTCAAGATATAACTTCTATATTTGATTTAGAAACAGATTTATTTCCGTGCTTAGTTGATATGAAATTTAAAGGGGTTCGTGTCGATACCGAATCCGCTCATAAATTGAAACAAAAGTTAAGTGCAGAAGAAAAACAATTATTGCTAGAAGTAAAAAAAGAAACAGGAGAAGAATGTCAAATATGGGCTGCAAGAAGTATAGCCAAAATTTTTGACAAACTAAAATTAAATTACGAAAGGACTGAAAAAACACAGGCACCTTCATTTACTAAAAACTTTCTGTCTACACATAGTCATCCGTTGGTTAAGAAGATAGCAAAAGCCAGAGAGATAAACAAGGCCCATACAACATTTATAGACACTATTATTAAACACGAACATAAAGGTAGAATACATGCAGATATTAATCAAATAAGATCTGATCAAGGTGGTACTGTAACCGGGAGATTCTCGTATTCTAATCCAAATCTACAACAAATTCCTGCTCGTAACAAAGACTTAGGTCCAATGATTCGATCCCTGTTTATACCAGAATCAGGTTGCGAGTGGGGATGTTTTGATTACAGTCAACAAGAGCCAAGACTTGTAGTTCATTATGCATCCTTAGATCAAGACACAAGTGTCTTTGCGGTAAAAGATTCATACGAACATGATGATGCAGACTTTCATACTATTGTAGCTAAGATGGCTGATATACCAAGAACAGCTGCTAAAACAATTAACTTAGGTTTATTTTATGGAATGGGTAAAGCTAAACTACAAGCAGAATTAGGTGTCAGTAAAGATAAAGCTGATTCATTGTTTCAAATATATCACGATAGAGTTCCATTTGTTAAATCTCTTATGCGTTCTGTATCTAACAGAGCACAACAAAGAGGACAGATAAGAACCTTACTAGGTAGATTATGTAGATTTCATTTATGGGAACCAAATAGTTTTGGTATGCACAAGGCATTACCCTTTGATCAAGCTGTCCAGGAACATGGGCCAGGCATCAAGCGTGCTTATACTTACAAAGCATTAAATAAATTAATTCAAGGATCTGCAGCAGACATGACAAAAAAATGTATGTTAGATTTATATAAAGAAGGAATTGTAGCGCACATACAAATACACGATGAACTAGACATATCTGTAGAATCTGATAAACAAGCTAAAAAAATTGTTGAGATTATGGAAAATGCTGTTAAATTAGAGATCCCTAATAAAGTAGATTATGAATCTGGAAAAAATTGGGGAGATATTTATGGATAACTATGGCTTATTTAAATGCAAACATACCCGCAACGTATGCACAAATTAAAAGAGAATATTTATATGATTGTAAAAAACATCATGGAGAAGTTGAAGATTGTATTATCTTTGGTATATCAAGTCTTACTGGACGTAGTATACTTTTTCACGCTATTATGGAAAATGGCGCTGTCTTTTATAGACTGCCAATTTCGGCTTTTATTCAACGTGGCTTTCAACCGGAAACTGTTCCCATTAAAAGACTTGATGAACTTCAACTTTGGAATTGTTTTTCTTATTACCCTGCTATTACTAGCTGGGATCTTTTAAACGGACAACACGGCAAATACATAGGAAAAGACAAGAAATGGCACCAAGGGACATATCTTTTTACAATTGACTTTGCACACCCAGAGAGTAATATAATAGATACCGATCATTCGGAAATACCGCACGAGCACAAGTGCGCACACATCATAGCCCTAGACGATGGAAACTATGCGGCACAGCCAAACAATAGAATAATATGGGACATTCCGTCTTTCACAGTTAAGAATACTATTCCTGACTGGAAAGTACAAACATCAGAGTGGAACGTAGAAAACTCTGGTCAATGGAAAACGGAAGATACAGATAACTTTTTCTACGAAATAGAGGAGAAAAAAAATGATTAAATGGATTAAAAGAAAATGGGACAAATTCATAAATTGGGTTTTTATCGGTTTTTATAAGTGAAACTTAAAAAAATTAAAGAAGCATTTGAACAATTTAAAAAAGAAGGTTGGAGTAAAATTTACTTAAACAGAATTTTAAGAAAAGAAGTAGAGATTGGTGCGAATGGCACGCAAAGATACGTAATTAAACAAGGAAAAAACAAAGGTAAAATATTATGAAGTGTAAAAAATGTAAACATGATTGTCATTGTGTAGAAGATCTTCATGCAGATGAATACGGAGTTTGCACCTGTGATAAATGTGAGTGCAAATGAAAAAACAAAAGCCCTTAATATTAAAAAATGAAGTTGCAGCTCCAAGTAATTTTGCTTGGTTAAAAAAAAATATAGTAATTGTACCTGTGATAGCTGCAATCTTAGCTGGAACTTTTACGTCTATTAAGTATGTACTAAATTTAACAGATACTATTACAGCTAACCAAGAAACTATTCTTAAACTAGAAGAAAAATACACAGCATCTGTAGCTGACATCTACGATCTTAAAACAAGACTTGCAGCAGCAGAAGCAACGTGGACAATGGCTGAGAATTTGTATCGCCAACTTTCAGAAACTGTACGGGACCATGAATATGACCTTAAAGACTTATCGAGATAACCTATTATGGATTGCATTCTTTCTTTGCGTAGCAACTTACGCAGAGGCTAGAAACGAATACCTACAAAATCAACACCCTTGTGAAAGAGGTTACTTTGAACCCTACACAGAAGTTAATCAAAGAGAATATAAATCAGGTACAAGTAATGAATATCAAGATCAAAGAGTAGGTTTTAGATTTCGTATGCCTTTAGGTGCTGTGTGTAGTGATGATTATATTGCTGAACAAAAAAAGAAAGATAAATTAAAAACCCAACTTGAAGTTATAAAAGAGTGTAAAAGAATACCTAGAATTAGTCCACCACCTGTAGAGTTTGCAGAGTTATTTAATATGTGTAATTCATTAGGAGTTGCAGGAATAGTGGTACATAAAAAACCAGAAGGAAACCATTGGGATAATTTAAAAATACAATACTTAAAAGATAATCCAGACATAATAATAATGGAACAGGCGATGCCACAATGAAGATAAGTGAAAATACATCAATAAATATGCCTATTCGTAATATGGCAATGATTATAGCTGGCGTTGTAGCTGGTGTGATCGCATACACAGAGATAACTGGAAGATTAA